TCATCATTTTTAAAAACATTTCGTTTTCGCTAGGCATAACTTGAGGTTGCGCTTGCTCCATTGGTTGTTGACTTTGTGGCATGTATTCTTCTTCCATTATTATAATATTTTAAATTCAACATCAATTTTAGAATAATCAACCTTGTCGTAACCTCCATTATTAATTACAGCATTGCTAGGTATTTCATCAGACATTACGCCTTGATAAATATACTCGCCAAAAAATTTATCAATATATTCAAACGCATATATTTTTAATCCACTAGGTGATTTACCTATTAATTTAATATTCTTTTTTAATCTTCTGTCAGAACCAGCCAAACTACCAAGAACATTTATTCCACTTGATATAGCTCCAGACCACGCTTGGTCTTTGGCTGCTTGAGCGTTTGCCGCTTGTGTTTGTGCGTTTGAAGCAGACATACTTGCGTCTTGGAATAACACTTGTTGTTTATTTAATTCTCTTTGTTGAGCAGCTGCCGCACCTTGAGCAACTTTAGTATCAACATCTGCTGCGCCTTGAGCTATTTGTTGAGCAACGTCAAAATCACCTTTAGCCTCTTGTGATTGTAATCTACCGGCTTCTTTTGCAGCATTAGCTTGATTAGCTGCTTCTTGTTTACCTATACTAGCAGAAGATTTTTGAGCAGATAAAGAACCTTGCTTTGCCAGTGATTGAGCTAAAGCTGCGATCCCACTACTGCCAGCAGAGCCTCTTAATCCATCCATTATATTAGCTTGACTTTGCGCGAATTGTTGAGCTTGAAAATCAGCCTCTTGTTGATTAACGGTTAAATCTTCCATTGTGTTTTCTAAACCTGAATATGGATTTTGTAGTCCAGCAAATTGGTTTTGCATACCCTCAAATGGATTACTAGTATCAACATTTGAAAGCATATCTCTCATACGATCTTTTTCTTTAGCGGCTTTTCGAGCGGCCTTATCTGCTTTTTTAGCAGCTTTACCAGCTTGTATACCACCATATATACCACCAACTAAGCCACCAATGGCTTGAAATATTTTTAACGGGCTTTCTGTATTTTTTTTAATATATGACATAATTGCTATTTTACTATTATATAGTTACATTTTTTGCTTATTATTTACTGCTTTCGTTTATCTCTGCGGATATAGTAAATAGCTCAGCTTTTTCTTTTGAATCATTTTTAAACTGCACTTTAGCAAAGTAACCTAATAACGAAGATACATTTGCTTCATCGTCTTTTACAAAAAATATAAAAGAACTTGTTGTTGGCGGAACAGTAGATAAAACATTTGTTTGTATTGATAAAGTTGTAGTTTCAGTTCCGTCATCTAAAGTAGATGTATTAATTATATTTGCTAGCGTTCCTAATTTCTGCATTGTTCCTAGATCTCCGCCCCCAAGCTCAAAATAAGAAGTTGGGGTAGTACTACCATCAACGCCGTAATTTGCTGTTGTTATAGTATTAGCATAACAAATAAAATCTCCAACTTGCAATGAAGTATATTCTTTTCTAGGTATTTGTATTGTCCATGTTGCCATAATTATTTATTTAGGGTGTTGTAAGTGCTGCTCCGTCTATTGATAAAAAATCTGATGAGTCTAAAGTAAAAGTAATATTTTTTGTACCAAATCTTTTAAGTACTACATACCCAGTTACTGTTATTACCGTTGGTGTTGTTTCATTATTCTTTTTTACTACTATACCAACTATTTCTATTATATTACCATGATCAGCATCTCCTGTTCTCTCCCAATTAGAGCTAGTACTAGTTAATGACCACGCTGGAACGTTAGCTGTTGTAAACTTAGTGGCTCCACCATCTTTTGTATATACATAAGTAAACTTATATCTTGGGAATAACTTTCGTGCTTTTTTAAGTTGATTTATATTATGATTAGCAAAACCTTTGTAAGCTATAGTGGTTGCTGACGTTACAGTATAATTAGTTCCAGCGTTAGTATTAATTGTTATTGTAGGCCTTATATATTGATTAAAAACCATTTGTGAAGATGGTGGTTGCGTTATATTAGAATTTAAAGTAGTACCGTTTTTAGGATATATATTTAAATTATAAGATTCATTAGATGTTATAGTAGGAAAGTTTTGAGAAAATTCAAAAGTAGAAAATAATGAACTATCTGTTATTCCTGATAGTGTTTTATTAATACCTCTAATTACACCAACACTACGATCTAAAACATCAATGTTTGCAGTATTAGTATCTATAATAGACGCATTATTACTATTTTTAACTAACGTTAAATCAAATTCAGCTCCAACGTCACCATATATTTTTATTTTTTTAAGACCTCCTGCTTCAGCAACATTTGTAGACTCAACTATAATTTGCTTTATTTCTTTAGCTGTTTTCTTTACTACGCCAGTATAACTTATTATAACTTGAGCATTAGATGTTAAGCTAAACTCGCTTATAAACATTATTTTATAATTCCAAACTTTTACCGTATCAGTTTCACCATCTCTTCTAGTTATAGAATCCAATTGTAAAGAAACAGTACCCTCAGGCATGTTTACTAACTCGATAGTAGGTGGATTTATGAAATTACATATATCAGGAGAGTCATCTGCTGTTACTACTAAAGTACCAATTTGAGCAAAGAAATCAGCTGTTACATTTGATGCGGATAAACCCGTGGTAACTATAGTACTGCCAGATGGGCCTGATTGAGTTACTGTTGATCCAAAACTAGATACTGCAGAACTACCATTTAAATTTATAGATGTATCATCAATAAATTCTATTCTAAAGTCTATATATCTTTTATTTGGAACTGGCCTTGCGTGACCTGTGAAAGGAACATTTATAGTATTTAATGCCTCTGACATTTCAAATAAAATAGAAAAAACAAATGATACTGTAACAGTATTATTTACTTCAGCGGCAACTGCTGTGTCAGCAAAGGTTATACTGGAGAACTGGCCAGGCAAAGTTCCAGGTGCAGAAAAATCTGAAGCAGACACTGTAAACCCATCATTAGGAGTAATAGTAAGACTACCACCACTAATCATGTTTTGGCCCATAACACTAGCGTCTGGATCTGTTGTAAAAGTAAAAGTTGATACTGTAAAATTTATTGCCATAATTATTCTGGTGTTTGTGGATAATCATTACCATCTTCATCTGTAGCAGAGACGTTGCCTAAATATGCATTAACTCCAACATAAGAGCTTTGTAATAAAAAGCCTAAACCTTGAACGTTAAAATTAGCCATGTCAACAAGACCCATAGTGCCATTACTTGTAATTGCATAATTATCACCTTTGATGTAATTAAACCATTTGCCTTCTTTTTCTATAAACTCGGAAATTTGGCCTTTTTGTAAATTAGTTTCTATGCTAGTAGCGCTCCATCCAGATTTTAAAGCTGTATTATAAAATTCATTATCTTGTGAATTTGCTAAAACTCTAGATTGAGTTCCTTCATAACCAATAGCTAAAAAAGATTTCATTGAACTAGGTGATTCATTAAATAATACGTCTATAGTAGAAGGTGTAGTTGTGTCATAAAAAGTATTATAATTTGATTGTGCGCCTATTTTTTCAACGTAATGTTTATATATTTTATTATCATTAGTAGTGTAGTATCTATCAGCAACACTAACACCAGATGTTGGAATAAAAGATTTAAAACTTATCCAACCTTTTGATTTTTCATTAAAAGAAATAGTTTTATCAAGAGATGATGTAGGAAACTTATCCCATTTTAACAACGTTAAATTATATTCATCATTAACACCGTCAAATGTACCTAAAATATTAGTATGGTATTTTAGTTTTTCTCTAAAATATCCTTTCATACCAACATCTGATATAGGTGTAATTCCATTGCCAGACAGTCTTAAAACAGCACCTCTTTGCTTGTCAGTAAAATACATTCTGTAAGCATCGGTAGCTAAAGACTCAGGATTTTTTGATATACCATAATCACCCGCAAATGGAGTTGAAGTTCCTAAAACTCTATTAGTAGATGTTAACTGAGCGTTACCCCCAGCGTTAAATAAAACGTCCTTACCACTTGACATTACTTTTAATACCTTGTCTTCAGTAAAAACTACAATATCATTGTCTCTAGCTTTTATAGCTTGTATAGAGCCATAAGTAGTATTTAAATCTTTAGTTATTTTTTCAGCCATATTAAACTGATTTAAACTATTTGTACTTGACGTTGAATTATATATTCCTGAATATATTATACTACTTGTTTTTTCTTCTTGTCCATACTCTAAAAATACAGATGATGCTTTTATACCGTTATCTATTTGAGGAGCGTTAAAGTCATCTCTTATTCTATCTGACTCAACGCCATTACCAAACGAGTAACAATTGTTCCACGCTAAATCTACTGAGTATTTATAAAATTTTTTATCTATAAAAAATATACCTGTAGTGTCTATAAACTTGTAGCTCTCAGGGCTAACGCTGTTACTTGTAACTAATTTAGTTAGTACAACCACAATATCACCACTTCCTAAGGTAGTTATAGATTTTACAAAAGTTCTTTCGCTTATATTATCACCAGTTACCTCGAAGCCTGCGCTTATAGCGCTGTTCCAATTTGCTGCGGGTACAGCTATAAATGCTGGATCAAAAGGTGGGCCAAAAATATTAGAAGCTTGGCCTGTTATTGTATAACTATCTGAAGGTACTGCATTTGGCGCAACCGCTGAGTTATCTATTTTAGCATGGCCTAAAACTTTAGATCTAGTAACTAAACCATTTTTATGCGTAAAAGAAACATAATCACCTACTGCAACGTAGTTTCCATCAAAAACTCCACTAGTAACAGTTGGCATAAGGTCTACATCAAAGTTGCCAACTTTTCCTTTAACAACAATAGCGCTTTGTACCGTTTTGCTTACGTAAGGATTTCCTGATAAAGATATATTTCCGCTACTAGATCTTGTTGATGCTGTAAATTTAGCGGACTTTTCTCTAGAGCTATAAGCACCAGTATAATCTATAATGTTACTATTGCTTGCTTTTAAAGGTATAGCTCTACTAGCCTCATAATATATATCTAATCCTAAGTCTTCTTTAGGTTCAGTTTCAAAACATGCGGCACTTGTTTGAATCGAATCTTCAGAAAGACTTTGTGATGATACTCTTTTTACAAATTCAACGCCCGTACTACCAAGACCATTATGTTTTATAACGCCTAAAGGATCCCAAATTTCTCTATTTACACCTTCAAAAATCTCATTACCTGATGCATCTAAACGTTTGTATCTAACTACTATTGATGTTCTAATTTGATAGTCAGGATTAAAACCATTTTCTTCACCAAAATCTCCATAATTTTGACTTTCTATTGTTACTATTTCTGAAACTGAAGTAGTGTTGTCAGTGTTCGGATTAAATTGCCTTCCTACTAAAACACTATAAACATGTTGGTTAGGATCCTCTGTAAATCTAAACAAAGTACCATCTGTTTGCATTTTAGTTTTAAAATAAGCGTTAGAGCCATTAAAACCATTTGGGCCTATAACAGAAAATATAGCTTGAGCATAGCTGAAGCTAGCATCGTAACCACCATTACTAAACGCAACATGATCGCAATGATTTATTGTTCCATTGTTAGTGCCATTTCCGTTAACAACACTTGTTATTTGATTACCGTCATTATCAACAGCTAAGGTTCCTTGAAAGCCTGCAGAAAAAATTTCATAACCACTAGGGTTATCTTCGTCACCGTCATCGTTTAAACCAAAGCCTCTACGTGCTCTTGCATTATCTAAAAATATATCAGCGGTTCTATCAGGATGATTTGCCCAGTTTTCCCAAAATTCTTGCGTGTCTTCAGAATTAGTTTCTCCGGCTGCTGAAGGTTGACCAAAATCATCTGCTAAATCTGCGCCAGCAAAACCTAAACTTTCAGCGTCATTTTCGCCATCAGCATTTACGTATGCATCCCAGTCACCATCTTCATATTCCATAAAGTCTTCATAATCATTTTCAAGAACTGCGCACGGTGGTAAGTTATTTTCTTTTCTACTACGTATATGTGCTATTTGATAAGAGCCTTCAACTTGATATTCTCCTAAAGAATCTCCTAAAACTCTGTTTGCTAAAACATTATCTTTAGCTATTTTAACAAAAAACTTACCATCAAATTCAGGTCTATTTTGTACAACTTGATCTCTAAGTTGAATATTGTAAGTTAGTTTATTATCATCTCCATTTGCGTATGCAGTAACAGACTCCGCTGGCGTACCTAAAGTACTTGGATCAGGTAGTTGCTGTTGTATCTTTTGATACATAAACACATCTGATAAATTAAATGGATCTCTAATACCAAATCCATATTCACCACCATTAGCACCACCTTTTATAATTCTAGTAATTTTTCTAAAAGGACTATGCGCGTGGTAGAAAGTTCCATCTGTGTCTTTATATTTACCAACTATTCTTAGCATTGCGTCTCCTTCAAAATCTAACCCATCTAAATAATCAGTGTTGCCATCGTCGTTAGGCTCAGCTGATTCTAATAAAATTCTATCAAAACCACTTTCTGAAGAAGGGGTACCGTCTACTATTATATTATTAGGTTCCGCATCAGTTTGAAGATAACCAGTTCCCGCAGAAGGATCACTAAAAGCACTACCTCCAAAAACGTGTTTAGTAGCCATTACTTCTAGCGGAAAGTCTTTGTGTGATGTTTTTATGTAATCTGGGGCTTCGCTAGCTATAGCAATAATTTTGTATCTAGCCTCTTCATCTATAGCCGCTTGAGAACCATGTTCATTTTTTAATATTAAATAATCATTTTCTTGTACTTTGTTCCTATCAGCGGAATTGAACGCTAACCAAACGTTGTTATCGCCGGCATCGTACCATCTATCTAACACTAAATTATAGTACTCATTAGAAGTTTCTTTTATATAATATTTAACGTAACTCATCCAGCTTGCTGGGGTAGACTCACTATTATTATTACCAGTATTTGTCCATTGAGGTTTTACTTTAAACTTATTAGAAAATTTAGACAAAGCTTTTTCAACTTTAATAGTGCTAGGAACACGCTCGGTAATACCGTTAGTTTCTAAATCATAACCTGATGATAAAACTGGAGTTTCTCTACCAAATTTATCACCAACAACAATACCAAGTTGATAGTCTCTAATAGATTTTAATGATTTTTTTGGAAGTGGAAAAGGTACAACTTCTGACAAAATAGACGGCTTTAAGTTTACTACCTGTGACATATCATAACCTTGTACGTAATTTCCGTACAAAATTCTATTGCCTGATATACCTTGAGCTTTAGCATATCTAGGAACATTATCCCAAGCTCTAAGTAGTTGATTAGCTTCTACTACTTTGTATATCATTTCTGATGTTATAGTAAGTGAGCCACATGCACTCTCGCCTTGAAAATTAGTTTCGTCCCACTCAGAATAATCTATTCCTCTTTTTAAAGTTTTAACTATATATACATTAGCATTATCTGTAGTCTTCCATAATATATCTACAGCTTTTATATCTAAAGGTCTAACATGAATATTGGGTATAAAATTTTTAACAACTATTTTTCTAGCTGTATTAGCCATACCTTCGTTAAATCCTTTGCTAGGCGTGTATTCAAAATCGCCAGGTAAAAAAGCTAGTTCAGACCAAGGAGAAAAAGTAGAACACTCATTATCTTCGTATTTATACCTATAACCAAATCTACCAAACTTTGATTCAAACAAAGGTCTTTTTATTTCTAAAAATACATTCCAGTTACTAGGGTTATCTTGTTCATTTAAATCTTTATCAGCAAATATTATTTTAATCGTACCCGTATTACCATCAGTATCTATTACCTCTCCTCTTATAGCAATTGGATCATTAACATTAGCTGCGTTAAAAGTATAAATATCACCTTCTCTAAAATCAACACCAGTTGGAAAAGGTACATCTACCTCATCACCAGTTTGTATAATATTATCTCCTTCAAAAAAATTATAACCTGTAAGTGGAAACTCTATTAAAGCTGGCTCTCTTTCAGAAACACTCATTTCAATTTCAGGAGGCAAATGAGGTGATTTTTTAATTGTTGTAATATTTTCTAATTTTATATCAGAATTTATATCAGTAAGAGTAGGAGATGTTTGAAATACAATATCAACATTTCTAACATCAGTTAATTCTTTTGTAATAGGATCTTTTATAAATAATTTAGTATGAGTCTTGCCATCATTAATTGTCTCGTCTATATTAGTCCCAGCTTCACATCTATCTATATTTATTTTTTTAGGCTCATGTTTTCCATCAGACCACATTAATAAATTATCTAAAATATTTATAGATACAGACGGTATTAAGTTTATAGAGTCAAAAGAATCTCCTTTGTAATAATCAAACTCTAAAACTCTTTCTGGGTAAATAAACTTTAAAACTTTATTTGTAAAATCAAAGTTAGTTGTGTTAGATAAATATAAATAATTTTGAGTAGTATCTATTTTTATTATTCTTCTAGCGCCTGTGTTTCCATCAGGAAATAAAATATCTGTACTGCCAGCTTGCTGTCCATATATCTCCATGCCAACTCGGTATTTAGATGCATCAGCTACTGTTAAAACTGAAATATAACTACTGCCATCAGGTATTGGATTACTTCCAAAAACATTAGCTGCTGTATCTGTAATAGCAAACTTATCTATAAAAATAAATTTTCTAGTTAAATCTTCAAATTCTCCTGAAATACCAACTTCAGTTATGCTATCAACCCAATGTGTTTCTGAAGTTATTTCGTCTGGAGTAATGCCATTTAATATACCATTAATAGGAACTGGAGATGCTGTAAAATAATATGTTTTGTTATTGCCTTCGTCAGCAGCGCTAGCTATAATTTTAGATGTTTTGCCTGCTGGAAATACCGTTGTTGTTGTTTCAGTAACTTCATTATTTCCTTGTATATTTTGCACAACGCCAACGTTACCTATACCAGTATCAGCATCAGCATCAGATGTTGATATCTGAATATTCATAGCATCTCTATATTCACCATTAGGAACAATTCTCTCGTCGAGATCTTTGTTCATTCTAGCTTTTGAAAAATTACGTTTAATTTCTGGCATAGCTATTTAATTTGTTTACTCATGCCTTTTAGTACTTGAGTAAATTCTTCAATTTTAATATTTGATAATCTTATTTTTGCTTTTCTAGTTTCAGCAAATCTTTCTTTTTTAAATCTTTGAACTAAATATTCAGGTATGTTAGATCTTCCAGATAATACTCCATACATAATCCATTTATAACAAGCTTCTTCACAAAACTTATGTATAACCATTTCGCTATCTGTACCTACTCCATCACTTACATATTTCAATATTACAGTATCACCTGACAGTGAAGAGCCAAAATGTATATAACCTCTAAGGTTGTCTATATAAAAAGTTCCATTGGATTGCGCATGCTGTGGATCTAATCCATATCTTCTACCTCTGTAATCTATTTCTATATCTGTAGAGTCATCAGAATCTGGATCCGACTGTGTGGTATCAGAGTAGTTGCTAAGTGTGTTACTAGGTGTTTGTTCTAATAAATTTTGACCACCACCAGAAGCAGTACCGGCATCATTTATGGCTAAAAGTATATTAGTTCCATTTGAACTTCCTGGAGTCACACCAGCTGAATACGCACCCTCAGTCGTGACTGCGTTTGCTACTGAACTAGAGCTAATCCCAACAGGATAAACAATTTGCACACTTCCATTGCCGGTATCGGTTACTGTGTAATAATCGAATTGATTAACAGCATTAATAAATTTATCAACAAGTTCTTGTCGTGTTTCACTACCAGTTAAAGATATACCTATTTTAATATTAGGAATTGCTACAGCTGGAACAGAATCGTTAATATCATTATCTTTATCAAACACAAATTCAGCCCTTGTGACGTCTGGAGACGGTTTCCATAATAACGAAACGCGATCTCCGTCAGTAATATCAGCTGCGCCATTTGCTGGAAATATTACAAAAATTTTTCTTAATTGAGTATCGAAAGAATAACTACCATCTGTAGTTTGAGTTATAGCAAAAGGATTTGAAGTTTTGCCAGTTGGGTATAAAACTTTTTCGATACCATCATTGCCTACCTTTGTTAATTTTATATAATTAACGTAATCTTGAGGTAACATCATTTTAAGAGTATTAGGAACTTCTATTTCTTGAGATTTAAAAGATCGCAAAACATCGTACGACAACTCTTGTAAAGCTCTCATAGCATGAAATTGAACGTCAGTTCTGTTTACTTTATTTATTATTTTATTTTCACCCACATAAACATACATAAAGTTATCTATGATACTATCAAGATTAACAAATTGATAAGTACCAAAATCGCTTCCTGTATAATAAGATTGTTGAGTTGTTGTTCCTAGTAATCCCATAATTAACTATTTTGTTCTTGATTGGTCATTTGTATAGCGTTTGCGCCAACTTGACCTATGTCTTGTTGTTTTGTTACAACGCCAGATAACATTAATATTTTTGAAACTAATGGCTCTTCTTCAGATTTTACTAATTCAAAGTTTTGAGCATCAGTAGCACTTGAGTTATAAAGAGCTTTTTCAGCAACAACAACATATGTCCAATTTGGAGTAGCCGGCTCTTTGTAATAATTAACAGTGCAACTAGCACCATCAATAGGTGATGGCGTTATTCTAATTGTTGTAGATGACGCTCTAGTAAATATAGGCCTTGTTGTTTTAGGATATAATACCGAGCCAGTTTCGCCAAGAGAAGTAATATAATGTTCTTCTTTTTTATTTACTTCTGTAGCAAGATTAGTTCCTATTTTTACAATATCTAATTTATATAGATCTGTTGGAAGTGTCATCACGCCACTAGAAACGTTAGTGTTTGTTTCTGATTTTAAGAAAGGAGATAATTTAGCTTCTAGCATTTCTAAAGTATCTGTATGCGTGTCGTCGTCTTTTAGTTTAGCATTAGAGTTTCTAGCTTTATGAAAATAAGCTTCATATATTTCATTTTGAGCTCTATCTGCTAATAGATTAAATTCTTGTGGTGTTAAATAACCTCTTTGCTCTTTGTTAAGCAAGGCTAAAACCTTTTGATACACGCTGTTTATATTTACTGCCATTTTGTTTTATTTTACTATTATATAGTTACATAATAAAGTGG